CCTGTTACTGGTATCGCAAGTGCGAAATACCACACTGCTGGCGAGAACATCGCTGACAGCGGTAACAGCTACCTGAGCGCAATCAAACACGCTGAGCGCGTCATCTCTATTGACGACGTACTCATTTCATCCACGTTCATCGCAAACATCGACGAACTAAAGAACCACTACGATGTCCGTAGCATCTACGCTAAGGAACTCGGTAAGGCACTCGCAAAACGTTTCGACATCGCTACGATGAAGACTCTCGCCGCCGCCGCTCGTGGCTCTTCAGAAATCGGTGGAGACAGCGGAACTATTCTTGGTTCTTCGTCTTCGTTGTTCGCTGGTGCTAACGCAACTGCGGCTGAACTTATCGACGCTCTCTATGGCGTTGCTGAGTCTCTCGACAGTAAGGATGTAAGCGACGAAGGTCGTTTCGCTATCCTAACTCCTGCTGACTACTACACCCTAATCACAGCAGACAACAGCGCAGTGTCGCTTGCGTCTAATCGTGACGCTGGTGGTGTTGGTAACATCGCAACTGGTACAATCAGTCAAGTAGCTGGTATAAACCTCGTAAAGAGCAACCACCTATCCGCTATTAAAGTGACTGAAGCTAACCAAGACCAAAATGACGATGCCGTCAATAATGATGTCTTCGGTGCTAGCGGAACTGGCTACAATGCTGACCTTTCTTCTACCCGCATCCTTGCAGGTACTAAGGAAGCTATCGGTACAGTTAAGCTTCTCGACCTCGCTACAGAGTCCGAGTACCAAATCGAACGTCAAGGTACGTTGTTCGTTGCTAAATATGCAATGGGACACGGCGTCTTGCGTCCAGAGTGTGCTGTAGAAGTACGCTAAATTAATTCTGAGCCCCCTTTGGTTAATTCCTTTGGGGGCTCTTTTTTAACTTTTAAATTTATATAATATGCCCACACTTACATCAAAGCTAGAAGCTGTTAACTCAATGCTAGGACATATCGGCGAGAGCCCTGTGAATAGTATTAGTGACACCAACGCGCTTCCTATCTCTGCCGCTACTGCTATCTCCGTACTGGACGAGGTAAGTCGTTCCGTTCAAGCTGAAGGGTGGCACTTTAACACAGAACTCAAAGTCACCCTGAGCCCTGCTGGGGATGGCACAATAACTTTATCGGACGACATCTTGGAGGTAGACACAATAGATACCTCTATCGACATCGCCCAACGTGGTCTCAGTTTGTTTGACCGCTCTAATAACACTTCAGTGTTTTCCAAAGACCTAGAGGTTAACCTTACACGCCTGCTGGACTTTACAAGCCTTCCAGAAGCCGCGAGACGCTATATAACCCTACGTGCCTCAAGGGTATTTCAAGGACGTATTGTTGGCTCTCGTGAGCTAGAAGCTCTTATTGCTCGTGATGAATACAACGCACGGGCTGACCTTATGGATACGGAAGGTAATAACTCTGACAGGACTATATTTGACAGCTACAATGTAGCCTCCAGAATTGGTATCAACCGTAACTACGACCTCTCCTAATGCCTCTAATTAACACTGCGGTTCCTAACCTTATCCAAGGTGTCTCTCAGCAATCTGATGCAACACGCTTTGCTGGTCAGTGTGAGGAGCAGGAAAACGCTCTTAGCTCTATCGCAGATGGACTGAAGAAGCGTCCTAATACTAGGCACATTGCTAGGTTACTTACAACGGCTATTGATGATAATAGCTTTGTTCACTTCATCAATCGAAGTGATACAGAAAAATACGTTGTTATTGTATATAAAGAGTATGACTCTAACAATGCTCACACAGGCTGTAAGATGCGAGCTTTCAATGTAGTAGACGGAACTGAAGCTAGTATCAAATTCGGAGGCGTAGAATATAATGCTTCTTTCTTGAGTATGGTAAATCCAGATACGGGTGCTAACTACACACAATCGGAAATAAATGCCGACGCTACTAAATCCAATACATCTTATATCCTTGATGATTCCAACACTCCTTATCTACACACAGAAAACCCAAAAGACTCTTTAAAGGCTTTAACGATAGCTGATAGAACTTTTTTGCTTAATACTTTAAAAACTGTCAGCTTAAAAAATGACACTAATAATCAGGTAAAGACCACTCCTGCCTTAGAAAAGAAGGCTTTGATATTCATCAAACAAGCTGACTACGAAAAAGAGTATGGTATTAAGATAACTTCAAGTAGTGCCTCAACTATAACTATTGGTAGTGGCGCAACAGCTAATGTAACTTGGGCTTATAATGACGTACAGACTGGGGGAGGGAGAGGTTCAAAAATTTATAGGCGCGACTGGTATATAGCTAGTGCATCTGTTCAAAACGGAGGGCAAGACTATTCTGGAACCCCAACCCTTCAACTCACAGGAGTAACAACTCTGACAGCACAAGATGTAACTTTTTCAGTTAGTGGCGGTTCGGCTAGTGGCGTCGCAACGGTCACTAATGAGGGGTTGTTTACAGGAGTAGGAACATATAGCTCTGGGTCTACTTATTATGGCAACATGCGAACATACAGTGGTTACCTCGCCCCTTCTACTGCAAGCGGATATGAGGCAAACATTGTTGATGCTAATGTAGCTGGTGCTGGCTCAACTGTGGAAGCAGTAATAACCTCTGCTAGTTCGTCTAATGCCACTGGAACTCAGCTATCAACAGAAACTATAATAGATAAATTACACGACAACGGAGGACTTACCGATATTGACACAAAATTCAGTGCCGCATTTCACATAAAGAGGACTAATAATCTCATAGAGATGGTTCGCAAAGACGGCACTGATTTTCAAATATCTGGATTTGATGGGTTAGCCAATGAAGGTTTAGGCGTTATTTATAAAGAAGTTAATTCTATATCTGATTTACCTACATTCGCTCCAGATGGTTTTGTTGTAAAAGTTAGAGGAGATGTTGAGTTAAGCGAGGACGATTACTATGTTAAATTTGAAACCAATACAGGTATATCTACAAACAGTGGGGGTGTGAATAGTAAGGTTGGTAAAGGCAGTTGGGTAGAAACTGTTGCTCCTTCGATTAGCTCAGGCGTATCAAGCTCAACTCTTCCTGTTTCTCTTATAAGCACAGGTGTAAATACTTTTACTCTTCAAGAGACTCAAATTTCTGAAAGGCTGGTTGGGGACGATAATAGCAATCCTCTTCCTTCTTTTGTATCTCAAACAATTAAGAATATTTTCTTTTTTAAGAATAGGCTGGGATTTTTATCAAACGAAAACGTAATAATTTCAGAAAGCGGTCTGGGGGGATTAGACGCTTCTGGTGACTTAGTATTTAATTTTGGACGCACTTCAGTTACAACGCTATTAGACTCAGACCCAATCGATGTATCAGTATCAAGTAGTCGAGTTACTAATCTTAAATCAGCCAAGGGCTTCCAAGAGAACCTTATATTGTTCTCGGAGAATGGACAGTTTGTTCTTAAAGGTGGAGATGTTCTTACACCTAAGACAGTCAGCATCACTCCTATTACTAACTTCAACTTTGAAGACCAAGTAGACCCATTACCTCTAGGTTCATATATCTACTTCCCATTCACTCGCGGAGCTTTTACGGGTATGCGGGAGTTCACCGTAAATGCCTCTACGGATGTCTACGACTCTGTAGAAATAACTGAACACGTTCCTGCATATATCCCTAAGAACATTATCGACATGGCAGGGACTACCTCAGAGGACATGATTGTGTTACTGAGTGGAGACGAAAAAGGTTCTCTATATATCTACAATTACTTCTGGAACAACAACCAGAAAGTTCTCAGTGCTTGGTCTAAGTTTACCTTTACGGGTGAAATACGAGGCATTGAGTTTATTGAGTCCACTCTATATGCAGTCATTACTAATGGAAGCGAAACTAACCTCGTTGAGATGCCCCTAGAGTCTGGTCTTACGGATGCCGCTGGCTTTGTTACTCACCTAGATATGCGAGTAGCATCTACAGTCACCAACGGTAATAATCAAATAACTCTGCCTTACACTCCAGCAAACAACTCTGTAGAGGTTTACACCACAGACGGACTCAAGCTTAACTGCACTAACTCAGGAGCTACTGTTATTCTAGCACAAGCGGTGTCAGCAGATACCCCTGTATTCGTAGGCATCCCCTACACCATGAAGTACACCTTTTCAGAGCAATTATTCAAAGCTAGAGCTGGTCAAGGAAGCAGTCCTTCTAATGCCGCCAAGCTAATGGTTCGTAATGGTTCAATATACTTTGACAAGACAGCTTTCTTTAAGGTCAAGGTGACTCCTAAGCACCGCGACACAACCGAGAATGTCTTTACGCCTGATATAGTGGGTTCATCTACACTGGGCTCCCTAGACCTCGACAGCGGGTTCTATCGTTTCCCTGTGTTTACCAAATCCCAAGACACGACTATCACGATTGAGAACGAGAGTGCGTTACCCAGTAACTTCCAGAGTGCTGAGTTTGAATCTTTCCTACACTCGCGCTCAAATAGGTATGGCTAAACTAAACGTACAGGCTGGTAGATGTTCTGTTGTAGAAGCTACCAAGGAACACATAGAACAGATATATCCGTTTATGCGTAAAGCTGACCAGATAGAGGTAGCCTGTATGGGACATACTCCCAAGGAAGCCCTAGAGAACGGCTTTGCTAATGATGACGTTACCCTTACCGCCCTCGACCCAGATGGCGTCCCCGCAGGGATGTTTGGTGTCGGACAGGTAGGCAACCTAGCGTACATTTGGTGGTTAGGCACAGATATTGTGAACGACCACAAATACGACTTTATTAAATCGTCCCGTAAGTGGACACAAATACTCACCAAGCCTTATGGCGCAACCTTTAACTTTGTACACGAGGAGAATAAATTGGCTATCAAATGGCTTAAATTTTGTGGTGCTAAGTTCACCCGTAAACTCGACTTTAACAATTATCCCTTTTTTGAATTTGTAATTACTTCTAAATAATATGTGTGAACCAGCAACAATAGCCGCTATCGCCCTTGGTACAGCCCAAGCAGGCATGACTATTCAAGGGCAACGCCAACAAGCAAAAACCCAAGAGCAAGTCCAGCGCAACGCCACGATTGCTGAGCAACAGCGTTATTTATCTGAGGTATCAGCTTCCCGTCTCAGGGAAAGACAAGAGAAGGTAGCGGCGGCACAACGTATCCAACAGTCTACCACAAAAGCCCGTGAAGCCCGTGCAACGGCTCGTGTGAGTGCTGGGGAGTCAGGAGTAGCAGGGCTTAGCGTAGACGCTTTAATTAACGACCTTACACGTAAAGAAGCAGAGTACAGCTTCTCTGTTCAACAACAAATGCAATTCGCTAATATGAATCGTCAGCTTGGATTTGAAGACAGTGCTAACCGCTCTCGTATGAATCTTTTGAGGATTAACAAGCCTATAGCCCAACCTAACTACCTTGGAGCGGCTCTTTCTGGAGCCCAAACAGGACTCAGTGCTTACAGTGCATTTAATCAAGCAGGTTTATTCCAAGGAGGCACAGCCGCCGCTGGTACACCAAACGTTCCTATTGATAACAGCCTATATAAAGGCCCCACATTTAACTAATGGCTAAACAAACTTTAAAATCATTACTTGGCTCCTCAGATGAGCGCGAGCAGGTAGAGCTTAACCTTAACCCTGTAGCCCTACAGCCCACAATACGTAGCGGAGGTAACTACCGTGTAGCGGTACAGGACACCCCTAAGACAAACTCTGCGTTACAATTAGCTGACGCACTGAGGCAAGGCGTCGGCTTATATGGTCAGGCAGTAAACATTGCCCAAGACAAAGCCGCAACAGACGTAGAAACTATGTCTGAGGAAGACTTCGATAAGTTCCTCACCGAGGGCTTAGATAAAGAAAGCCTTAATATCTTTGGTTACACCAAGGCGTACAACCAAGCGTTAGCCAAGAAATACTACGCAGAAGAGATGCCTACGAAGCTCCAAGCTATCGCCGCAGAGCTTCACAAAGACCCCTATAAGTACAAGACTCCTGATGAGTTTGCACAGGCGGCTATCGCGGCAGTCAACGAAGCCTATGATGAAGCTGATGAGTTACTAGGAGGCAACGTATTTGGAGAGCAAGCTAACAACGCACTGAAGAGTGCTACCAAGGCTGACTTCGTTGAAAAACAAAACGCAGTCTTTATAAATAAGCTTCCTGAGATTACACGGAAAATACAATCAGATGTAGCCTTTAAAGCTTTCAGTGAGCTAGAGGATTTAGGAAATATAAAAGATACCGTTGACCAACTGCTTGGGTCGGTAACGGCTGAAGTAGGTAATAAGACAGATGCTTCCGCAATCGTAACTAAATCTTACCTTGATTATGTTGAACTACTGGTAAAAGAAGGAAAACACGCCGAAGCGCAAGACCTGTTAGACGCCGTAGACTCAACTGAAAAAGCTAATTACGGTATGCAAGGTAGACGAAAGTTTGGAGCAGGAAACGTAGAAATATTTAACACGGCAGAAGCCCGTGGTCGCATTGAGACAATACAAGACGCTATAGAGAATGAAAGCGCAAGAAGCCTAACACTTAAAGAAAACCGAGCAAAAATAGCTATTGCAACGCTTCAAGGTAACATCCTTCAAGTCGTAGCTAAAGAGGGCGAAGAGGCAGGAATGGCCTTGCTGACAAAAACCCTAGAAGACCTCCGAGTAAATCGAAGTCTTGAACTAGAAGGCGAAGAATATAGCGACCCGCTGGAAGTAGCGGCACTAGACAACTTTATGCAAGCGTTTGCGGAAAACTCTAAAGTCTTTGAGCTAAGTGCTAAGCAAGATTTTATTAACCAACACACAGGACAAAAAGATAGGCCTATCCGTGAATTACTATCTGTTTCTAATTTAAAAAGTAAATTAGGAAACAACTTTAGTCTTATTGGGACAGAAGAGTTTCAGTTAGGAAGGGAAGTACTCGCTACAACTGAGCTAGGTTCCCAATTAGAGTCTGAGTTTGAAACTGAACTTACCAGATTAAAGTTTGCCCTACACGACAAGTATGCTTCTTCACCTGAAGCTGATAAAATAGATAAGTATAACGAAGAATACGTTGACGCTGTTTTCCTTCCAATGCAAAAATGGCTAGACACAAGGTTAGAAAGTATAGTCCCTGAAGCAACAGCAGTTCAAACGCAGGCGGCTGATGCTGGGCTCAGTCCTGAAGAAAAACAAGCGTTCGATGCTATAGCTACAAATACAGCTCTTACACCAGAAGAAGTCCAAGCATCTCAAGAAGATTATCTAGCTCTAAAGAGGGCTAAACAGGAAGCACAGATATTTATAACAGGCGAGGACGGTAGCAGAGAACTAAAAACACAGGGGCGAATGTATCCTATATTCAAAATAGACCCCGCGATACCTTATAAGAAAGCGATAGATAATGGCTTCTTTAAAGACAGCGAAGAGCAATCAAAAGGCTTAGACTTAGTGTATAACACTTTTAATGCAAGGGACGGCGTAAACCAAGCACCTAAAAACAGTTTAGTACATGCATATAATGCAAGGGTTAACTTTCCAAACGAAGATACTGTTCTACAAAGAAGCGAGAAAAACGCCAACGTCAGAGAGTCCCTTTCATTATATGGCGTCTCTTTAGATGAAGTGGCTAATGACAGCTATGCTACTAATGACCCTCTCTATAACCGCAGAGGAGGCTTGAATAAACCTATTATGTTGTCTGGTGTTTATGGGTCTCAAGGGCCATTTCTTACCACTCCTATATTAATTGACGGGAGCATAACCAATACAATAAACCTTGTAGAAGCTTATTTTTCAGACAAAGACAACGCATTTATACCTGAAGAGGCACAAAAAGCCGCCGCTGTCTATGGCATAACCGTAGACGTTATGCTGGGGCAGATACGCACTTATCTAACAACCAACAATTTTATCAGTAAATAATTATGGCAATAGAAGAACTCGCAAAATCAGCTACCCGTAGCACGGGGCCTACCCCTAATCCTCAAGAAGAACCTAACTTCTTTTTAGATGTACTCGCTTCGCCTTTCAGAGGTGTTGAAGGAGCTATCCAAGGTATCTATGACCTTGCTGACTTCGCTACAGGGGACGACCTCTTGCCAGACTACAACGAACGCTTTCTAGGGCGTTCTCAGACGTTTGTAGGTGGGTTAGGCGAGGGAGTCACACAGTTCCTCACTGGGTTCATTCCAGTGGCAGGTGTTGCAGGTAGAATAGGCGCACTTACCAAGGTAGGCAAAGCAGGTAAGAAAGCACTAAACCTCAAGGGTTATGCCGCCGCAGGAGCGGTAGCTGACTTCAGCGTGTTCCAAGCACAAGAGCAACGTCTTAGTAACCTTATAGAGGCGTTCCCTTCTCTATCTAATCCAGTAACAGAATTCCTAGCCGCTGATGAAGACGACGGCGAGATAGAAGGACGTTTCAAGAATACCATAGAAGGTCTTGGGATTGGTGGCTTAGCAGACAGCTTATTGATGGGTGTCAAATTCATCAAGCGTAAACGTGCTGGAGAAGCCGACGAGGACATTCTAAAAGACCTTAATTATGACCGCTTTCGTGACGATGAGTTAACCCGCGAAGACTTTGAAACGAGCCAAGACTTCCGAGATATTGTTGACCAAGCATTTATAAAAGCGTTTGGCAAAGGCATTGTAGACGACGGTACTGAGGTTAGTGCGCTTGAAGTAGCTAAGCAATTTAACAGTACATATAGCGGTGAGTTAAAGCCTCTTCTAGAAGCTCTTATAGAAAACGGAAGTGAATCATTAAAGACAGCTAAATTTACTTTTGGGCCTCAATCAGGCATTAAAGATAGAACCATTTATAGCCCCTCCAGACACGCCATCGACTTTAATGAAGGAGGAGCGCGTACCTTGGTGCATGAACTTCTACACGCCGCAACTGGACAAAAAATTAAAGAAGATTTTCTATCAATAGGTAGACAATTAGACTTAAATGTAAAAGGCGATGACGGAGTAAAAATGTCACGCTTAGCTTTTGCAGACAAAGAGCAATTAGAACTATTTGCACAAAATAAAGAAGCCTTTAAAACAATCGGAGGGTTTGCAGATGTCTTTTTGCAAACTGTAAAGGCTCTTGATGTAGAAGACGCAGTATTTAAGGGTAGAACCAAAGAAGACATTAGGCGAGCAGAACAAATTGTAGGACAACCTTACGGCCTAACAAACTTAGATGAGTTCATTTCCGAAGCCTTTACGAACCCAGAGTTTCGCCGAGTCTTAATGGAAATACCAAGCACTAATCAGGCTTCCAAAACGATGTTTGACCAGTTCATGGACGTCATCAAGAAGATGCTTGGAATAAACGATAGCCAAGCAAGTTTGTTAGACGATGTATTTAAGTACACAGACGAATTAGTTCGTGACCAAGATGCTATGTTTGATGGTGGGTTTGATTATCTAAAGTCTATTGATGACCTCAACAATCGAACAATGGGTCAACGAGAGCTTCCCACTTTAGGAGCAAAGCTACGGAGGTTTGAAGGAGGATTTGACCCTAGAGGAAAAGGAACTCGTGAGGGAGATGGTAAAGACCAAGCGATGCGCGACGTTGCCGACTCTGCTATTGTAGAGATTCAAGAAGGAAGAACTAAGCCATCTTCAAGTCAAACATCTTTAGACCGTCTGGGTGCGCCCACAGAGGACTCGTCGATAATCATGCTAGCACGAAATGGAACACTTCGTGGAAAAGAATTACGCGGCGAAACCAAAGTAGCTATTAAGAACGCACACGACAATGGTGCGGAGTTTGTTGTTGGCGATATGTCTGGCGTAGATAGTCAATTTATAGATTGGCTAGATGAGCTAGGTGCTGATTACACTATTTATCATACTGGAGATAGACCACGTATTGGACGAGAAGTCGGCGAAATGAAAGTTGACAAAACTCAGACACCAGAGCGCGGCAGGACTATGGGGGCATTTAAGTGGCCTGTTAGAGGCAACTTCTTTGGTAAGGACTTATCCGAGATACCTACTAACGTCCTAAAAGCGGCGATGCGCTACAACAACAAGGCACTCACCGCAGGAGTAAAGAACCGCATCCAAGCAGAACTAAACGCTATTGAAGCGGGTTATGCTCCATATGTTTCTTTTGAAGAAGCGACAAAGGCTAAAGTAAAAGTAACTCCAAAAATGATAACAAAAGCTAAGTCTATAGTCAGAAAGCTTGAAAAGGAACTAAAGGACGAAAACCTTACCCCTGCAAAAAGAAAGACACTTGAAGGTAAACTAGACGAATCACGGCAAAACTTAGAAGAGGTTTTAGAGCCAGTAAAAGGTAAAGCGAAATCTAAGTCTATCCCTCCTGCACGACCCTACGGTGCGATAGAAGGCACAGCGCCATACAAGGATGCTGAGGATTACTTTAAAGCCGTCAACCAAGGCGCAGTAACTCCCAAGGAAGCCTATGCACGTTACGTACGTAACCGCGGAGGCCGAGGGGGTAAAGCAGAGAACCGCACAATGGGCCTAAAGGAGTATATTGAGACCCAACAAATCCTTAGAGGAGAGCCAACTACAGGCAAAATACGTTTACAAGGTAAGTCTCAGCGTTCCTCAGACATTGAAAGAGCAAAAGGTCAAGGTATGCCTGACTCAATTACGGCCGCACGAGAAAGAGGCAGATACGTTAGTTCTCAGTCTAAAGCTCCAGAGTCTATCTGGTCTAGAATCCACTTTCTTACTTATAGCTCTACGATGGGACAACGCCGCGTTGAGACTATAAAAAGAATTTCTCCAGAAGTGTTAAAGACGAACCCAGATAAATTTTATTTATTTGGAGATAACCTACAAGGAAAAGGAAAGGGTGGACAGGCGATTGTTCGTGACGAACCTAATGCAATAGGAATACCGACGAAAAAGGCTCCTAGAAGAGACGAGTCAGCTTATTTTACTGACGACGAACTCGCAGATAATAAAGCCGCTATAGATAAAGCTTTTGCTAAATTACCAGACAATGCCGTTATTGTTGTTCCTGAAGATGGACTTGGAACAGGGCTAGCTGATTTACCGCGTAGAGCCCCCAAAACTTTTGCTTATTTAGAAAGTAAATTATTAGGTCTTACTAATTCAGGCAACAACATTACGATGGGACAACGCCAACTCGACCAGAACATCGAAGAGAGCATTGCTCGTATGGCTAATGACCTTGAGACAGGCGGCGACGGAGCAATAGCTAACTTTGCACGAGGTATCCGCAACACAACCCAAGCGGTTGCCCTAGTGCAAGCCATAGCAAAGAACCTTGAGAAAGCCCCTACAGCTAAGCCTGTAAGTGCTGAAGAGTTAATAGCTGAAAACGCTGATGTAATAGATACACTAGGAGGCAACGCAGGAGACTACGCGGCTACTATTGGTAGACTTACAGACCAAATAGACCTAAGCAACTACCGCAACGTACAGACTGCGGTCTACAAGCTTATTGACGTAATGACTGCCGACGTTGTTGACACCGCAAACTTAGCAAGAGATGCCGAAGTAAATCCAGCTCTTAACAAGAAACAACTAGAAGTACAGTTGCTATCTACCCTTGACCAAATGCAAGAGGTAGGACGAATATGGTCTTTAATGGGACGTGAAGCAGGGCTGACCCTAGTACAACGTAAGTTCCTTCTCGACCCAAGCGGAAAGTATCGTATTAAGAGCGGCATTGGATTTGATTCAAAAACGGCTACACCAAAAGAATATGACAAGTTCCTTAATGAAAACCGTGCTGGTACAATGCCAGTTGAAAAGATAGTAAAACTACTTGCTGAATCCAAAACAAAAAAAGATGCAGAAAAGGCACTTGACGCCATAGGAAAAGCAAACGCAAAGAAAGAAAAAATTAAACAAGCTACAGACCTAGCAGAGCAGACCTTCGGTAGTAAAGCTATGGATGTCACTATGGAAGTATGGATGAACTCCTTGCTTTCAGGCCCTACTACTCAGGTGGTCAACTTGTTAGGTAACAGTTTAACTCTTGCTATACGGGCTATTGAACAAACGGTAGGCTCTGTATTGATAAGAGACCCTCAGTTAGCCAGAGCAACGCTGAAGTATGCCTTTGATATGGAGTCTATCGTTGATGTAGTAAAAATCGCCGCAAAAACATTTATGACAGGGGAGTCTCGACTTGTTCAAGGAAGCAGAGCTTTTGATGACAGGATGGAGACCTCTAGAGCCATTGCAAAAGACGGTGACGGAACTTTAGCTAAAGCTATCAATATGCTCGGTACAGTCGTTCGTGTTCCTAGTCGCGCCCTAGCGTTTGGTGATGAGTTCTTCAAGCAAATGAACTATCGTTCTTATGTGAAGACAAACCTCGCCTACGAAGCAATGAAAAAGGGAGCCAAGTCAGGCGACGAGATTGCTGAGTATGTAACCAAGAACTTCGACAACTTTATCACCAAAGGTGCTAGAGCTTACAACGAAAAGGGCATCTACATGGATGCTGTCGCCGCGGCACAAGCCCAAGGACTAAAGTTTGGTAAAGAGCAAGAAGAGTTCATTGCCCAGTATCTCAAGGACAACCCATTTGATGAAACGCGTAGTGGTCTTGCAGACGCCGCAAGGGGCTTTGCTGAGGAGACAACGTTTACCAACGACCTTAACAACGAAGGAGTAATTGGAACGCTGTCTAATACTCTTAATACTTTGAAGAACAAAGGAGGAGCTTGGAGGACACTTAACTTCGTTATTCCTTTCTTACGGACTCCTACGAACATCTTGAAGTTCTCTATTGACCGCACTCCGTTAGGCAGTGTCGGCATGGTAGCAACCAAAGCAAAGAGAGCAGAGCTTACCAAACAGCTAACGAGTGAAGACCCAATGGTTCGCGCTCAGGTTATAGGTAAACTTACTGTCAGCACGGCGGCAACTGCGGCTATACTTTACTACATGAATACCAACAAAGGTATGATTACAGGCGGTGGGCCACCTAACAGAGACGAACTTGAAGCCCTGCGTATGTCAGGCTGGAGACCTTACTCAATCAAAGTAGGCGACACTTACTACAGTTACCAAAGGGCTGACCCTATTGCTACAATCCTTGGCTTGTTTGCTGACATCATCGAAGGTCAACAATACCACGACGTAGAAGACATCATCAGTCAAGATATGGTTGCTCTAGGTGTCCTGTCACTAACGCAGAACGTAACTAACAAGTCCTACGTTAAGGGCTTGGATACACTGCTTCAGTTGGTGCGTGACCCAGTGGGTAACTTCAAGCCGTTTGCTGGTAACATTGTTGGTGGCTTTGCTCCTACATTTCTTACTCAAGTTCAAAACATGGCTGATGAGCGTGAACTCAAGGAAACACGTTCTATCTTTGACTACTGGCTCAAGAAAGTTCCAATAGCACAAGCTACCCTTCCGTCGCGCAGAAACTTCCTAGGTGAAGTCATAAAGAACCAGAACAGCCCTTACATGTTAGGCGTTCTAAATCCGATATACTTTAACAAGGAAAGCAAAGACATTGTAGACAAAGAACTAGCTGGACTACAGCACGGCTTTAGTCAGCCTAGCACCAAGCTATACAACGCCCTTGAAATGCGCGACGTATACAACTCGGAAGGACGCCAAGCGTTTGACCGTTACTTGGAGCTTTCAGGCACAACTAAAATCGGAGGAAAGACCATGCGTCAGTCCTTACGTCAAATGATGAAAGACAAAGGTTACCAAGCTCTACCAAAAGAAAGCGAGGACGACCTCGGTGAGATATCGCCAAGAATTAAAGCGGTACAACGCCTAGTTCGTGCCTACCGTCGCAAGGCTCGCTTTGAAATGCTTGAAGAGTTTCCAGAGCTAAAAGATTCTATCGCTCAACTCCAACAAGAAAAATCACAATATCGCTTAATCCAATAACCCCCCTAATTTATGGCTAACTCATATGTTGAATACCCTACCAGTGGAACTGGAACAAACGGACTCGGACAAAAAGTCTTTGAAATACCTTTTAACTACATTGCGATTACGGATGTAAACGTGAAGGGATACAACGGCTCTACTTGGACTGACCTCACAATCGCCGATACGGACAACACAGCAAAAACTGTTGAACTCAGCGCGATTCCTAGCTCCTACACAAAGATACGTGTATGGCGTAACACCTCTACAGCACAGCTAGTAGACTTCCAGAACGGCTCAAGGCTCTCTGAGACTGACCTAGACACTGCGTATCAACAAGGTCTGTTTGTGGCTCAGGAAGTTTCTGAGAACGCTTCTACAGAGGTTGAAGGCATCGGCCCACAGGGGCCACAGGGTATCCAAGGGCCTGCTGGTAATGATGGAGTTAACGGCGCTAATGGTGCTAACGGTGCTGACGGCGCGTTACCTAACAGCTTTGAAAGCTCTGAGGAGAACTTAATTGCTACTAACCAATACGGAACAGTAAGCGTTACGCATACTCTAAATGTAGTCCCAAAGCTGTTTGAAGTTGTTATTCGATGTAAGACAGTTGACCAAGGCTATTCGGTAGACGATGAAATTAAAATCAATAATGGTCAAGGTATATCTCCTTTCGCTAATGCTACTCAAGTTGGTATAGTTATGGGTAACAACATTGTAATAGCTCACAAATCAACTAGAAGTTCGGTTACCCCTACCACAGCTAACTGGAGGCTAGTCTTCCGAGCTTTTGCATAACTATGAACTCTCCACATATTCCACCAGCCGTAGGCATCACAGGACTCCTTGGGACAATCACCTTAGGAGATTTGAACCTAGCAGTAGGATTAGCTGTGGGTGTTATGACTCTCATTTACCTAGGCATTAAAATTTACAAAGAAATAAAGGGAGATAACTCAAATGAGTGAAAAAACAGAAAAACTTAATGTACTTCAAGATATGCTTATTAATGAGTTTATTGAGCGTATTCAAGCAGGTGCGGCAACACCTAGTGACCTTAATGCCGCCCGTCAGTTACTCAAAGACAACGGGATACACGCACAGGTTACCAACGATAATCCTCTAGGTAACCTCGTAGATATGTTGCCATTCCGAGATGACTCTGAACACGTAAAGCTTGCCGCCAATGAGAGATTATAAAAAAGAATATAAGAGCTACCACGGGTCAGCCACACAAAGAGCCCGTCGTTCCTCCCGTAACAAGGCAAGACGCCTAGCTGTAAAAACACACGGCAAGTCAGCAGTGCAGGGAAAAGACGTTGACCACCGCGACCGTAACCCCCACAATAACAGTCGCAGTAACTTGCGGATACAAAGCAAGTCAAAGAACCGCGCCCGTAATAAATAATGGAAGAACTCAAAGACTTTAGGAACTTCTTGTTCCTCGTCTGGAAGCACCTAAACCTTCCAGAGCCCACCCCTATTCAGTATAACATAGCTGACTTCATGCAAGGTGAAGAGAAGCGTGTTATCATTGAGGCGTTCCGTGGTGTTGGTAAGTCTTGGATATGTTCTGCCTATGTGGTTCACCAGTTATTCTTAAACCCCTCTTTGAATTTTTTAGTTGTCTCTGCGTCCAAGACGCGTTCTGATGACTTCTCTACGTTTACTCTTAGGCTAATACACGAGATACCCTTTCTGTCTCACCTGAAGCCTACAGATAAACAGCGGTTCAGTAAGATTAGCTTCGACGTCGGGCCTGCCCCCGCGTCTCACGCACCTAGTGTTAAATCGCTGGGTATAACCTCACAGCTTACAGGTTCCCGTGCAGACATCATTGTAGCAGATGACATCGAGGTAGCGAACAACAGTGCTACCCAGACCATGCGGGAAAAACTCAGCGAACAAGTCAAAGAGTTTGACGCCATTATAAAGCCAAACGATGAATCCAAGATAATATTCCTAGGCACACCTCAGACTGAAGACAGTATCTACACAAAGCTACAAGAACGGGGCTATATGGCTCGTGTATGGCCTGCTAAGTATGTTACCCCTGAAAAGAACGCCAAGAGCTATAACGAGGCTGTAAAGGGCATCTGTGTAGACGCTGAGAAGGAAGGCAAGGCTACCGAACCTACACGGTTCTCCGATATTGACCTGTTGGAACGGGAGATGTCCTATGGTCGCTCAGGGTTTGCCATGCAGTTCATGCTGGATACACGCCTCAGTGACACCGATAGACACCCATTGAAGCTCAACGAGCTAATTGTAATGGATATTGATAACGAGGTCGCCCCAGAGAAGCTTGTATGGGCTCAGGCTCCTGACCTAGTGTGGGACGGCAGTGTTCCTAACGTAGGCTTCGGTGGAGACAGATACCACAGACCCTTCCAAACCATAGGTGAACACATACCCTTTACAGGCTCAGTGTTAGCCATTGACCCCAGTGGTCGTGGTAAGGACGAAACAGGCTACGCAGTGGTCAAAATGCTTAACGGTATGCTGTTTGTGCCTGATGCTGGAGGACTGATGGGAGGATACAGCGATGAGACCCTAAAGACCCTCGCAATGATTGCTAAGAACCACTCTGTTAACTACGTCATAGTGGAATCTAACTTCGGTGACGGTATGTTTAACGAAATATTCAAGCCCGTACTGACCAAAATACACCCTTGCTCTATTGAGGAGGTCAGACACAATATACAGAAAGAAAAGCGGATTATTGACACCCTAGAGCCCATAATGAACCAACACAGGCTCATTATTAGCCCTAATGTTATCCGAAAAGACTTTGAAACAGCGCAGGGCTACCCACCAGAGCTACAACTGCGCTACCAACTAATGTACCAAATGTCCCGTATTACTAAGGACAGAGGTGCTATAACACACGATGACCGCCTTGATGCGCTAAGTATCGGCGTGAACTACTGGGTAGAACAAATGGCTCAGGATATGGACACTAAAATCAAGGACAGAAAAGAAGAACTTATAAACAAGGAACTACAAGACTTCTCAGATGCCTATTACAGGCGTTCTAAGGGGTCAAATAGCTCGTTACAATGGATATAAATGATAACTCCCCACTAAGCCCTCTAGAGAGCGCCAAGGCAATCCTAGGCGAACACTTCAAGAACTATGTTATCATAGCTCAAGACTACGATGTCTCTACTTCCTATGAGGTAGCCTTTAGTGACCCCTATGCCGCTCATGGTTTGCTAGATTGTGCGAACATCTACCATAAATCATACCTCAATGCAGGCATAGATAATGAAAATGTAGCTTGGATTTGGGAAGAAGATGAAGAAGAAGAACAAGATTAAGGACTAATATGGGGGGCTCTAAGTATACTAAGAGTTAACTAAGAGTAATCTCAGTGCTTATTTCTTATTAGATTATCTCTATGATTACTATATCATAACAAATAAAGGTATACTCAGAGTATACTATAGGTAAACCTTTTGTATCACCATGCGGTGAATTGTAATTAGGGTCAGAGACCTGTCAAGACTATAATATTGACCTGTTCTATGTTGACAGACATCCTACATCAGACAGAATAGACTTTGTATTTGTTTGTTATGTGTATGTGAGGTCACTCCTTGTGGTTAGGGGGTGGCCTCTTTTGTTTTGGCACAAAAATGTGAAAGGGTTTCGCTATATGTGTGCGTTGTAAAACCCCCCTAGACCACCTGCTCGACGCGCCGTCCAACCGCATACCCACTATCATCCTGCCACCCATTTGTTACCGCGTGCTATCTAAGCCGCATACTCACTCACCTAACGACGGACTATATATCCGACGCCACCTATCTCACCACTTGAGCTAGCTCTTTAGTTTTCCATCGGCTGTCTCTGTGTTTGCTAGGGTTTTTTGTCGGGCTGTTCGTCGCTTCATCAACACGGGGTGATGATAAAGCTAGAACATCCAGTCTATCTAGAGAGTTGCCAGCGGTTGGTTATTCGTAGGTTGGACAGCCTAGTCATCAACATAACTAACTATGAATACAATATCAAAATCACAAATCAAATCCGCTCAAGTTATCAACATCGGCTTCGTAGAGTCCAAAAACTCTTACGTCGTTCACTTCGCGGAACCGCAAACAAACGGTGGCTACAAAGTCTACCCAGAACACTGGACGAACTCATCTCAACTACCACCGTTCAAAGTTGGACAGTCCGTCAAGCTCATCCCAATCATTGGCACAGACAAAAAGGAGCGCCTCTGTCCTATGCCAGCCTAACCAGCCGCGCACGCTACCATCAAGTGGGGACTCTACATCCCCCTTTTTGGAGCCCGCGGTTGTTCCTTTCCACTTGCCACTAACCACACTATGAAAAACAACAAACCACTCGTTGCCACTCAACGTGAGTTCGATGCCGCCAAAATAGTATTTGCTTGCATCGTCGGCGTTCAACTCATCACATTCATTGTAATCATCAACCAAATACTATCATGACACAAAACTTAAAATGCTTCATATCCACTGTTGCAATCCGTAACGGAGATTACGAAACACTAACCAATTACTGCTTCAAAGCCGCCGACGAAAAGTCAGCAGAATATTTTATAACCAAATTCTTCGACACAGAAAACAACTACTCGGAACAACAAGCTGAACTAGAGAGCTTAATAGAAGTAACCAAAGACGAATACACAATACTAAACAAATATATCTAACCAATAATAACCACACACATAACTAAACATGAAAAAACAAACATACACACTACAAGTAACCTGCAACGCATATCAATTCAGCAAGATTCAGCGTTTTATCAAAGAACTCTTACCAAAGAAAAACAAGCCTGAACGCTTAATTGAGCAATACGGCAAACAATGCGAAAAACTAATCAAGCAAGGCTACAAGCCCAAACACATCTACAAAGTTATCAAAAACACGCGCAATGAAACGCAAGACTCGGTAACCATACCAGATATATACGCTCTCATCAACAACATGGGATACAAACGCACATACACTAAAAACAAATAACCACATAACCACGTATACATATGAACGAAAAACAACTAAGAGATTACTTGTTCCTTTACCACTACAAGCCATCAGCTGTTCAAGAAGCCATCAAACCACACACTGACTATCAAGACTATAGACAAAATTGGTCTCCCGACAGTGAAGATATCGTCGTAACTTTTGGCGCTAAATCTGGTCAAAAAGTTCCCCTTCTTGATACTATATTATTCAGACTTCGCGCTTGTGCAAACCAAGAGCGTGACTATGATTGGTATTACATCCACAAATCAGAAGTATTCAGATTCAATCTACATCGCAGTCTTTCTGAAAACATGCCAAACTCATATTTGATATGCCTTCATGCAGAAGACAATAACCCTATTCACCCAGATGACATGGTTCTTACCTACTGCAACAGATGGCTTCCTAAAAACCAATGCGTTACTCTTTCACCTCAACATTATGGAGACGACCCAGACAACGCAGACGAACGCCCAATCTATCAATACAGAGGCGACGTCAGAACAACTTACGATGACCAAATCATTTGTAATTCTCACGCTGTCTTGTGCGAAAGTGACCACAATTGGTATCACGAAGATGAAGCAGGCTCTATCCTACAATACAACGACTGTCGTGACTACTATGTTCATCCAGACGACGACAACGTCCGCTGGTGTATAGATATTGACCAATACACCTTAGTAGATGACTGCTATTACTGTCACCTAGACGGAGAGTTCTACTACTACGAAGGCAATCTACCAAACCGTGACCACACACAAACTATCCAAGACTATCACTGCGGCGTAGAGCCATACTACCACTGCTTGCCACTCGACCAAACCATACCTTTATCTAAATACACTATCGGTTTCGAAGTAGAAAAAGACTGCCTCGACAATGGCGACCAAGAAGCTGGCTCTTTAATTGAGCAACAACCACTATTCAGCCATTGGGAAACCGACAGCTCATGCGGTATCGAAGGCATCACAAACGTCTATTCACTAGACAACTATGAAAAGTTCTTCGATGACGCCTGCGACAGCAAATACATAGACCTAAACACCAACAATAGATGCGGCGGTCACATCAACTTCGCACACCGCGAAAACAAAATGCAATACTGGCACATCCGTCCTTGGCTTGGTCTCATCTTCTCTATGTGGAAAAAACGATTAACCAATCAATACGCAAGCTGTAACAAAAAGCTTAATCCATATCGTGGCACTGACCATCACTACGGCGCTCTCGTAGAAAAAGGCAGATTACGTAGCAACACTAGGTTCGAACTACGATTACCTAACAGAGTCAAAGACCGCGCATGTATCCTACGTCGCTTCAAACTTATGCAAGCTCTAGCAGAGTGCATAGAACACTACATGAATGAAGACTTCACTTGGATGACTGCTTCTTACGATGACAAAATTCAAGGCATACCTAACTGGATGGATACTACAGACGAAGACGCCAAATCATGGTGCATCAAAATCGAACAGCTTCTATCCAACATCAGCGCACCAACACAAGCACGCACTCGCTTCTTCGTAGAAAAAGCAAAAGACATGCTATTCGGTGGCTATGCAGAACCAAACCACGTGCGTGTTCTAGCTTACGCATACGCTTTCCAAAGCTATATCGACGAAGAACAACCTTCACACTCAGTCACACAACTAACTAATTCTTACATCAACTAACCATGGATAAAAACAAAAACATAAAAACATTATTCCTAGACGGCAATATTAAACTCGCACTGCAATGGTTCAAAGACAACGATATACCAGCCAACGAAGATGACGGAAGCATTTACGTCTCAGTAGGTGAAGGTATCGAAGTTCAAATATCAACTGCCGAAATTGATTGGAGAGCCGACCAACAAATTAACCAATCCTAACCACACAATACACACAATACTATGTGCTTAATAATACACAAACCAAACGCGGACACTATCATACCGCAACATATCCTCGACAATGCAGAATCCATCAATCCAGACGGCTTTGGTATTGTTTACACTGACACCAACGAATGTATCCGCACTATGGATTACAACCACGCTCACGAGCTTGTCATAACCAAACGTCCATTCGTTGCTCATTATCGTTTCGCCACACGCGGCGCAGTAGACAAAGCTACTTGCCATCCTTACCACGTCCAAGACCTCATACGTCTGTTCAGTAACGGCACTGTTGCCGACCTTGGTGACAAAGACACTTGTGACACCGCAGTTGTCGCGGGCTATCTCAAAGCCTTCAAACAAGATACATGGGAACCTATGCTAAGCATGACCGACACTAGATTCGCTATCACATATCCAGACGGTAGTGTATCGCGCTACGGAAAATGGCACGAAAAAGACGGCGTGTTCTATTCCAAAAACAACTGCTTCCATACCAGACAATCCACCATTGGTTACCACTATGGTAAAACCTACACACCTACATACAAAACGTATGAAGATTACTGGGACAATGACGACTACTTATACACCGAACAATATGACATGTCTGACACATCCAGCGTATATGACGACCAACCTATTGCCGACCTATACGACTGGCAGGACGTTAACCTCGTAGCTGTCTACGGCACACTCAAGTCTGGCTTCAGCAACCATTCAGTTCTAGGTAACTCTAGCCTAGTCGGTGTTGGCAAAACTGTCAGCAAGTATGCAATGCAAAAATCAGGTATACCTTACGTATACGAACACGAACATCGTGACCAAATCAATGTAGAAGTCTACGAAGTTCACGACGATAACGTCCGAGTATCACTAGACCACCTAGAGTCTCACCCAAATTTCTATGAACGTAAACTAACCGACATAGAACTCACCGATGGTAGCGTCCGCACCTGCTGGCTCTACTTCGCTCAAACAAAACCCTACAAAAACATGGAATATATACAAACATACTGATAAAATCATAGCTTATACACTAATCACGATTAACATTAGCTTATTTGTAATTATAGTATACTTATCGGCTAAATAACCACACAAGCTCAGAGATACTCTCTCTGGGCTTTTTTTCTGCTATTCCAAACACACCTGGTATACCCTTGCACTCGTCGATGTCTTGCCCACCACTATCACGTTTGCCTGTTTTTTATGCAACAATAATGTTGTAATATATCCTTTGTCCCGCTTTTAAATCCTTCGTCACATTTTACGTAAGGTTTCAAAAAGAAGCTGTCTTTTTAAAAACTTTTTTCTTGCATACGTTTAAAAACCTGTGATTCTAGTGTTGTATGACTACAATAACACACACAAGAAACAGCCAATATCGCAACCTTTATCGTGCGGTTTCTGTCGCCACTAAGTTTACAACACAAAAAGTATGGGAGAAAGAAACCAAAAAGCTCGTAGATGTTGGTTACGCCGAATTCTGGACTAAACGAAATCGGAAAGCGCCTTGGGTATCAAAAGATACAGTGGGCTCCTTTGATTTAATTGAGAAGGAAGGATTAAAATGAGCGTAAGACAAAACGGCAACAAGTTTATGGCTGACTTTATGTCTAGCGGAGTGCGACATCGTAAGCAGTTCCCTACTTCAGAAGAGGCATACGCTTGGGAAGCAGAACTAAAGAAACGCATTAGACTTAATATGCCTTATCAAGAGCTACTCGACGCCAAAGACGGTAAGATTACTATTGATGAGTTACTGAGTAAGACCTTTGTGCGTTATTGGGAAGACACCGCAAACGAGTCCACACAGCTAGGTAATATTCGTCTTATCAATGAGTTCTTCGGAGCTACCCAGCCAGTAGATAAAATAAACACATCTTCTCTTGACGAATTTATAGGAACAATGGAGCGTAAAGGCTTAGCGGCCTCTACCATCAACGGACGTCTTGCAACGGTTTCTAAGGCTCTCACCTACGCACAAGACAGGGGCTACATAAACAGCCGACCTAAGATTGAGCGTAAGAAAGTTAGCAACCAACGCCTACGTTTCTTTACTGAAGAAGAAGAGTATGAAATGCTTGAGGCTTTGCGTGCCGACGGGCGTAATCACTTTGCTTACTTCCTTGAGTGGAGCATCGACACAGGTATGCGTCCTATAGAGTCTCGTAATGTGTCTCAGGCGTCTCTTCGTGAAGACCCAGAGCTAGGTTACCTTATTGACCTGCGTAAGACCAAGAACGCTTACCCACGTACCATTCCGTTAACCAAAAGAGCGCACTTTGCGTTCACTTATTTATCGGCTACTGAATTTATGCCCTTTGCCCAGTTCACGGAAAGTAACATCCGTAAGAACTGGAGGTTCGTCCGTGAGACTATGAATGATGTAGACCCAGAGTTTGTCTTCTATTTGACACGGCACACCTGTGCGTCACGCTTAGTCCAACGTAATGTACCACTTCATGTGGTTAAAGAATGGATGGGACACCGCACCTACGAGATGACCCTGCGCTACGCCAAGCTGACGCCTAGGAATTTTCTTGACGCTAAGGTCGCATTAGAACAAGCTCTCTAGTTTTATGAGAACATCAACACTACTAACTAAACTAATCAAAAAACATGCCATCAAAACAGGTAAACCACTCGCTGTTCAAACCAGACGCCGACGCCGTTCTTACAAGAGGGCTAAACGCAATGACAAAAGCGTGTGATTCATTATCAAAACAAAACGAGCAGTTACTTAAAGACATTGAAGGTCTAAAACGTAAAATTGCGCGACTCCAAGAGCGTGTAATTATAGATAATAAGTGACAATACACTGACAAACTACGTCACTGGTAGCAATTAGTGACAAATTTCTTAAAAAGAGGTAAAATTAGACAGGCTGAAATTATGTTTTAAAAATAGCAAGTTAAATGGTGGGCGACCTTGGAATCGAACCAAGCGTGCGTCTCCGCGAGGGAGTTACAGTCTCTCGAAAAAGTCGAATCGACGTAAGCCGTTGATTTTTTAGATAATAATTTCAAACACATATCCGTTGCTGACAGCAGTTTACTGTTGCGTAGTGACAATACACTGACAAATATCTGAGCATGAGCGAGTTAACACAATCGGAGCTAAACGAGGACATGACCACACTAGGCGTAGGCAGATACCGAGCCAAGGTTGAGTCAGCGAAAGCTCGCGGGGCTGAACTACAGACACCCTACGGTCAACGATTGATGAGAGCCGCTTTGCCTGACCTCAACAAAGCTATTAAGAACTGGCAGGAATCCCTATCAAGAGTAGATAATAAAGCACGATTCCAAATAGAGACGCAAGACCTAGACCCCAAGGTTCTAAGTTTTCTCTCAATCAAAGCTCTACTCGACTGCATTACGCAGAAGAAGACGTTAGCCAGTGCGTCCATCTTTTTAGGCAAGTTGATTGAGGATGAATTGCGCTGTCGCTTTCTAATCGAAAACAACGAAGAAAAAGGGCAGGGCATCATCCTCGGTGCTGTAAGACGCAAAGGCACAGCCGCCAAGACTAGGCATATACGTTCCTCAATGAAACACGAAGCCGACAAAGGTTTGATGGATGCTTGGGAACCGTGGTCACACAGAGATAAGCTCAACATGGGGTTAATTATGACTGAGCTTGTCCGTGTGTCCACAAACCTTATCGAATACACCTACATACTGGAGAAGAGCCGTAAGCGCCCTACACGTTACATCAGTGCCACTCCAGATACTCTTCAATGGATTGAGGAGTTTAATGACCACAGAGAATTTATAGAACCCTTCTGGCTACCTACAGTAGAACTGCCAGCCCGTTGGACAAACATTTGGGATGGTGGTTACGACCACAAGGAATCCTATCTACCTAAAGTTCCGTTTATCAAAACGAACAACATGGACTACCTTCGGACTATCACGGGCGCACTGCCTGAGCCGATGGAAGCAACTAATCTAATCCAGCAGACACCTTGGGCAATCAATGACAAGGTAATGCAGGCGATGGAGTGGTGTTGGGAAAATAATGTCATAGTGGACGGACTTCCTAGCCGTGAACAGGAAGCTCTCCCTCCTGTCCCAATAGACTTTAAAGAGAATAAAGAGTCCAACACCACTTGGAGAAGGCAGGCGGCTAAAGTATATAACTCACGGCTCTCTAATACCAGTCGTCGCCTTCTCGTTTCGAAGATACTTTACGTTGCTAAAAAGCTTTCTGGTAATCGTTTCTTTTATCCATCACACGTAGATTTCCGTGGGCGTGTTTATAACATACCTGCCTTTCTTGGCATCCAAGGCCCAGACATCAGCCGTGGTTTATTACAGTTTCACCGACCAGCACGCATTAAAGCTGACGAGGATGTAAAGTGGTTAGCTATCCAAGGTGCAAATACTTTCGGCAACGACAAGCTTACATTAGACAAGCGTGTAGAATGGGCTGAGAGCTTCTCTAAGGACGCTATAGCTATCTACGAGAGTCCTACCACTAATCTTATATGGATGGACGCTGACGAACCCTTCCAGTTCCTTGCGTGGTGCTTTGAGTGGGGTCAGCTACGTAAGACAGGTAAGCTAATGACACAGCTTCCTGTAAATTTAGACGCATCAAACAATGGTCTTCAAATCCTATCTATGTTGATGCGGGACGAATATGGAGCCAAAGCAACAAATGTACTCACAAGTGATTCACCTGAAGATATTTACAGAGTTGTCTCTGACTCCATCTTAGCAAAACTCAAGGGCGATACTCACCCTTACGCGGAAAAATGGATTAAGTTTGGCATCAACCGTAAGCTGGCTAAACGCCCTACAATGGTGTGGCCTTACGGCGGTACGTTCTACTCCTGCCGTGATTATGTTGACGAATGGTATCAAGACACCTTGCGTAAAACACGATGCGCCAACCCGTTCACAGAGGATGAGCGTTACAAAGTTACTGGCTACCTCAGTAAACTGACGTGGGCTTCAATTAACGAAGTCCTCGACAAACCAAAAGATTGTATGCAGTGGTTGCAGTCCTGCGCTAAAAAGTTGGCACAGCACGGAAAGCCTATAAGTTGGGTTACTCCTTCAGGCTTTCCTGTTCTTCAGAGTTACTACAAAACTACAAGCCAAAATGTAAATACCAACATCAGTGGACAGGCTACTTATGTAAAATGGTATAGCGAAGACGATGCAATCAGTCCTCGCAAACAGAAGTCAGGCATCAGCCCTAACTATGTTCACTCGCTAGACGCGGCGTGCCTGACAAAAACAGTCATTGAATGTAATAAACAAGGAATATGGGATTTTGCCATGATACACGATAGCTATGGAACTCACTCTACAAACTGCCCTAGGTTAAACAAAACTTTAAGAGAACAGTATTTAAGTGTTTTTGAGGTTGACCAGTTAGAGCTTCTTTTACATCAACTATCTGAGAATAACCCAGAAATAAATTTCCCAGACATTCCAGCTTACGGCAACGCCGACATCTCCGAGGTGTTGGATAGCAAGTATTTCTTCTCCTAACGGAGACAACCAAAAACCAAAATAGAGATAAACAAATGAGTAAAATACTGACAACACCCAAGGGTACAGCAGTGTACCCACGCATAGCAGAACCAGACACGAAGTTTAACACTGACGGAGTTTACCACTGTAAGCTTCACGTAAGTGAGGATGACTTCAATGTGTTTAGTAAAACAGTAACCGAAATCGTAGAGAAAGAGTACGAAGCAGAGTGTGCCATTAAAGGCAAGAAGCTTAAACGTGCTACTACTAGCCCTATCCGTATCACAGAGGAGGGGGACTATGAGCTATATGCTAAGCAAGTCGCTCAACGCCAGACAGCTAAAGGACTTTTAACGTTCACTGTTCCTGTCTTTGATGCAAGTGGCACACGCTTAGGCAAGGCTCCCAACATCGGAAGTGGTTCAACCCTCAAGCTAAGTACGGAAGTGTACACATGGTTCACTCCTACTCAAGGCTTCGGCTACACACTGCGCCTTAAAGCAGTTCAAGTAATAGACCTAATAGAATACGCAGGTGGCGGCTCTGTCTTCGGAAAGGAAGAGGGCTCGTTCATTAGTGATGGCGAATCCTTGGATACAGCGTTTGAAGAAGAAGCCCCGTCGGGCGTCGGCTTCTAAATATCGCTCGCGCTTCGAAGCTCAACTTGCTCTCACCCTTGAACGGGTGGGGGCTTCCTTCGACTACGAAAGTCTGAAGGTGAAATACACGAAGGAAGCTACGTATACCCCAGACTTTATATTGCCTAACGGGATTATTATTGAAGCGAAGGGTTACTGGATACCTGCCGATAGAACTAAGCACTTACGAGTGCGTGACTGTAACCCAGAACTGGACATTAGATTTTGCTTTCAGAACGCACACAACACACTCAGCAAAAAGAGCAAGACCACATACGGGGAGTGGTGCGACAAGCACGGCTTTCTGTGGGCTCACAAAACAATACCAACAGAATGGATACACTAACATCACAACTAACACATCAACCATGCGAAAACTGCGGCTCAAGCGATGCCTTAACAATAAACACCGACGGAAGCACCAAGTGTTACAGTTGCGGAACTTGGACACCAAGAAAGGGCAATACTTATACTGTGACTCCTAAAGAAACTAAACCTACAGGCTTCCTCACTGGCAACACGCTGGATATACCTGCTCGTGGTTTAACCAAAGATATTTGTAAGAAGTATGGATACCACGTCGCTACCTATAATGGCGAGACTTGTCACGTAGCAAACTACAGAGACCTTGAAGGACAGCTAGTAGCACAGAAGCTACGATTCAGAGACAAACGCTTTCAATGCAAGGGCGCACCTAGTGTGTTCTTCGGACAGCATCTATGGCCTAACGGAGGGCGTATGCTCGTTGTAACCGAGGGAGAGGTTGATTGCCTATCCGTGGCGATGGCTAACGGCGATGGTAAATGGCCTGTAGTATCTCTACCAAGCGGAGCGCAATCAGCTAAGTCTATCTTCAAAGCGCAGTTCCCTTGGCTCGACCAGTTTGAGACAGTGGTGCTTATGTTTGACGAAGATGAGCAGGGACGTAAAGCATCAGAGGAAGTTAGTCATCTACTGCCAGCAGGTAAGACAAAGATAGCTCGTCTTCCTATGAAAGACCCTAACGAGTTGTTGTTGGCTAAACGCCAGACCGAGATTGTTCGTGCTATGTGGGATGCTAAGCCTTGGAAGCCTGACGCTATCACGGACGGCGTTGACCTCTATGAAAGGCTTACCACTCCTAAAGACAATCAGTCCGTAAACTACCCCTTCAAAGGGTTGAACCGTCTAACTCACGGTCTTCGTCGTGGAGAGATTGTAACCTTTGCCGCTGGGTCTGGGGTAGGTAAGTCGCATGTATGTAAGATTATTGCACACGACCTTCTCAAAGCTGACCACAAGGTAGGGTACATTGCCCTTGAGGAATCCATTGAGCGTACTGCTAACTCCATTATCGGTCTTGAGATGCAGAAGCTTATACACCTCGACCCAGAGTTCCAAGCTACCGACGAATACAACGAAGCCTTTAAAGCTACCGTCGGTTCTGGGCGTTGCTTCCTGTATGACCATTGGGGTTCGTTGGATAGCGACAACCTTATCGGTCACATACGTTATATGGCTAAGGTTATGGACGTTGAATACGTAGTCCTTGACCACCTCAGTATTGTTATATCTGGACTACACGAGGGGGACGAGCGCAGGATTATTGATAACACAATGACCAAGCTTCGTAGCCTTGTTGAATCT